CTCGCAGTCGGCCAGGACGTGGTGCTCGCGGCCGTTGGGCTGGTCGGGCGTGAGGATGGTGACCACCACCACGTTGGGCGCGCTGCCCGCCCCGACGCGGCGCTGCGCCGTGGCGTAGTGGCCTCTTTTGTCTTCTAAGTCGATTCGCGTGATACGCATGGGATGTGCTCCTTTCGGTTAGCGCTCGGGGAAAATGTTGTGGTAGAGCCGGATGGGGATCTGGTCGCGGACGATGGTGTCCATCGCGTCGGCCAGCCAGCGGGCATCTTCGAAGTCACGGCGGGCCACGGCGTCGCGGAAGGTTGTCAGGTCCTCGACGTCCGCCGCGTACTGCTTGGCGAGTTCCGTGTCGCCGGTCTTGGCGGCCTGCTGACCCATCAGCCGCCAGTTCCCGATGGCCAGGTCCATCCGCTTCAGGTCGTGCTTCAAGGTTCTATTTGCGTTGGCGTTCATCTCCGTCTCCTTCGTGGGCTAGAGGTTGATCCGGGCTTTCCGCAGGCTCTCGACCGTGGCCTTGGCCTGGTCGGCCAGGGCGGCAATCTCCGGGTGGCTCTCGAGGATGCCGTCCTGCCGCATCTGCCAGACCATCTCGCGGAGGAGGCTCTCGGCGTCGGCCAGAGCGACCTTGGCGTTCTTCGTTTTGGCGGGCGTCGCGTTCATTCGTATCTCCTTGTCATGGCCTAGGTTACATGCACATTAAGCCATCGGTTCCGCCCCTCATCAAGGGCATTAACTCCTTTTACTGCAAGAACTTGCAGATTGACGTAAGTGCCAATGACCCCAACACATGAAGCGCAGAAATCGTTGAAGATCACGGCCCTTTCCGTGGCGGAAGCGGCCAGGATTCTGGCCACGGCCTACGGCCGGCGCGTGACCGAAGAGCAGGTCCGCGAGGTGGTCGAAGCGGGCGACCTGGCCCGCCCGGACGGGACGTTCAGCCTGATCGACTACGTGGCCTTCCTGGCCGCCGAGGTGACCAATGGCCACGCAGATTGACCCCCGCAAACTCCGCCCGGCCGACCTGCTGCGGCTGGTGAACGCCGTCGGGCGCGGCAGCGTGCTGACGGAGTTCCAGCTCCGCCGGCACCGCAACGAGGCGGGCTACACCATCGGCGACGCGCGGACGGTGGACCTGTTCCGCTACGCCGCCTGGTTGACGCTGGAGTACTTCAAGCCCCGCGCCGAGCCGCTAACCTACGAAGAGCAGAAGGCCCGCCAGGCCGAGCGCAACGCCGAGGCGGTCCGCGCCGCCCAGGACATCGGGGAGATTCCCGCCGTGGCCGACCCGCAGCGCAAGGCCCAGGCGGAATCATCGTTCCGCTTCTTCTGCGAAACCTACTTCCCCGAGGTCTTCTACTTCTCCTGGTCGCCCGACCACCTGCGCGTGATCGACAAGATCGAGAAGGCCGTCCGCACGGGTGGGCTCTTCGCGATGGCCATGCCGCGCGGCAGCGGCAAGACGGTGCTCTGCCAGACGGCCGTGCTGTGGTCGGCGTTGATCGGGGCGTCGCCATTCGTGTGCCTGATCGCCGCCAGCGCCGAACGCGCCCGCGACCTGCTGGAGAACATCAAGATCTGGCTGGAGACCAATCCGCTCCTGGCGGATGACTTCCCCGAGGTGACCTACCCGATCCTGTGCCTCGAGCGGATCACCAACCGCCAGAAGGGCCAGAAGCACAAGGGCGAGCCGACGCGGATCGACTGGGCCTCCGACCGGATCGTGCTGCCGACCATCGCCGGCTCCAAGGCCTCGGGCGTCGTGATCTCCTCGAGCGGCATGAAGGGCAGCGACATCCGCGGGCAGAACTACGCCCGCGCCGATGGGCAGGTGGTGCGCCCGCAGTTGGTGCTGGTGGACGACCCGCAGACGACCGAGTCGGCCTGGTCGCCGTCACAAAGCCAGCGCCGCGAGGCGATCCTGGCCGGCGACGTCCTGGGCATGGCCGGGCCGGGCAGAAAGATCGCCGGCCTGATGGCCTGCACCGTGATCCGCCCGGCGGACATGGCCGACAACATCCTCGACCGTGAGAAGCACCCGGAGTGGCAAGGCGAGCGGACGAAGATGGTCTACGCCTTCCCCTCGAACGAAAAGCTCTGGGCGAAGTACGCCGAGATTCGGGCCGACTCACTCCGCAATGACGGCGACGGCTCCGAGGCGACCGAGTTCTACCGCGCCAACCAGGAGGCGATGGACGCCGGCGCGATCGTCGCCTGGCCGCAGCGGTACAACGAGGACGAGCTCTCGGCCATCCAGCACGCGATGAACCTGCGATACCGCGACGAGGCCGCGTTCTTCGCCGAATACCAGAACGAGCCGATCGTGGAAGAGATCGGCGAAGAGATGCTCACGGCTGAGCAGATCGCCGGCAAGCTCAACGGCTATCGCCCCGGGGAGATCCCGCTTGGCTGCAACCACCTGACGATGTTCATCGACGTCCAGCAGAAGGTGCTGTTCTGGATGCTCTGCGGCTGGGAGGAGAGCTTCACCGGCTACATCGTCGACTACGGCACGTGGCCCGACCAGCGCCGGGCGTACTTCACACTCCGCGATCTGCGGGCGACGATCAGCCGGTCCGCGCCCGGGGCCGGCCTGGAGGGACAGGTCTTCGCCGCGTTGGAGAAGCTCTGCGCCGAGCGGCTCTCACGTGTTTATCGCCGGGAGGACGGGGCCGAGATGCGAATCGACCGCTGCCTGATCGACGCCAACTGGGGCCAGAGCACGGACGTCGTCTACCAGTTCTGCCGGCAGAGCAGCTTCGCCGGCATCCTGCTGCCCAGCCACGGCAAGTACGTCGGCGCGTCGAGCGTGCCGTTCTCCGAGTACAAGCGGAAGCGCGGAGACCGCGTGGGGCTGCACTGGCGCATCCCGAACACGATCGGCAAGCGCCAGGTGCGGCACGTGCTGATCGACACGAACTACTGGAAGAGCTTCATCCACGCCCGTCTGGCCGTGGCCATGGGCGACCCTGGCTGCCTGTCGCTGAGCGGGCGCGATGAGAAGGCCCACCGGCTGCTGGCCGACCATCTGACGGCGGAGTACCGGGTGAAGAGCCTGGCGCAGGGGCGGACGGTGGATGAGTGGAAGCTGCGGGCAACTCGCCCCGACAACCACTGGCTGGACTGCCTGGTGGGCTGCGCCGTCGCGGCGTCGATCCAGGGCGCGGCGCTGGCCAGCGTCGAGGTTCGGACCACCGGTCCCCGGACGCGCCTGCGGCTCTCGGAGCTCCAAGGGAGCAGACGCTGACGGCGCGGACTGCGGGTTCTCGATGCCGTTTGCCATCTCAGATGCGGCCTCATCGTGCTTCGCCGCCCACCTCAGAAAATCTTCACCTTCCAGCGCGGCAAATCCGGCCCTACTGCGGATGTAGAGGTCAAACAGCACCCAGGTACTGCCGCGTATGACTGACACCCTCGACAATTCGATCCAGCAGAATGCCGCCGGGCCGAAGAAGGCCAGCGGTGATTCGGGCTCCGTCGAGCAGCACGGTCTGGCCGACCAGATCGCCGCCGACAAGTACCTGGAGTCCAAGAAGGCCAGCCGCGCTAAGGGACTCGGCATCAAGCTGGCCAAGGTCAGTCCGGGAGGGACCGTCTGATGTGGCCGTTCCGCAACACCAGGAAGGCTTCCTCTCAAAGGCGGTCCCTCCCGGCTGCCATCCCGGCCGTGCTGCGGGCGCGATATGACGCCGCGCAGACCACGGCGGAAAACGCCCGGCACTGGGCGATGGCCGATTCCCTCTCGGCCGACAGCGCCGCCTCCGCCGACGTTCGCCGCAAGCTGCGGGAACGTAGCCGCTACGAGGTCGCCAACAACAGCTATGCCAAGGGCATCGTGCTGACGCTGGCCAACGACTGCATTGGCACGGGGCCGAGGCTGCAACTGCTGACCGATGACAGCGCCGCCAATGATCGCGTGGAGAGCGCCTTCGCCCAGTGGGCAAAGGCAGTCGATCTTGCCGGCAAGCTTCGCACCATGCGGATGGCCAAGAGCGTTGACGGCGAGGCCTTCGCCGTCCTGGCGGATAACCCAATGATCGACTCGCCGGTGATGCTCGATCTGCGACTCGTCGAGGCTGATCGGGTTGCGTCTCCGACCATGGCGCTGCTGCCTACGGTTGGCGACATCGACGGCATCCTGCTCGACGCCTGGGGCAACCCGAGGACCTACAACATCCTGCGACAGCATCCAGGCGAATTCGGCAACTGGTTCAACGCCGTCGACGTGGTTGACGCCGACGCGGTGGTTCACTGGTTCCGCGCCGACCGGCCTGGCCAGCACCGGGGCATCCCGGAGATCACGCCGGCGCTGCCGCTGTTCGCCCAGCTTCGCCGCTACACGCTCGCGGTGATTGCCGCCGCAGAGACCGCCGCCGACTTCGCTGCCGTCCTGTTTACCGATTCGCCCGCCAACGGAGAAGCCCAGGCCCTGGAGCCGATGGACGTGGTCGAGCTCGAGAAGCGAATGGCCACGGTGCTCCCGGACGGCTGGCGGCTGGGGCAGATCGAGGCGCAGCAGCCGACGACCAGCTACGCCGAGTTCAAGCGGGAGATTCTCAATGAAATCGCTCGCTGCCTGAACCTTCCGTACAACATCGCAGCCTGCAACTCGTCGGGCTACAACTACGCATCGGGGCGGCTGGATCACCAGACCTATTACAAGTCCATCCGCGTGGAACAGGCGCATCTGGCCGAGGCGGTCCTCGACCGCATTCTCGCGGCTTGGCTGGCGGAAGCGGAACTCCTGAGCGAGTTCGCCGACCTCCGCCGGATCGAGGGCATCCCGCACCAGTGGTTCTTCGACGGCACCGAGCATGTGGACCCAGCCAAGGAAGCGAATGCCCAGGCAACCCGCCTGGCCAGCAACACCACCACGCTGGCCTATGAATACGCCCGCCAAGGCAAGGACTGGGAAGTCGAGCTTCGCCAGCGGGCCAAGGAACAGGTCCTGATGCGAGAGCTGGGCCTGATTGTCGCCACACCCCAAACCACGGATGAAGAGGAGATCGACACGGATGTCGAACAAGAGCAAGCAGCCTGATTATCTGAACTTCCTCTGCCCACTGACGGTGGAGGCGGCCGGCGAGGCCGACAAGCAGATGCCGCGATTCCGCATGGTCGCCTACACCGGCGGCATGATGCGGATCACCGGCTTCCCGCACCCCGTGGTGGTTGACCTCGAGGGCCTGGCCATCGAGCGCCAGGACATCCCGATCCGCCTCGACCACAACCCGCGTCAGGGCGTGGGCCACACGCAGCGGGTGGTGATCGAAGGCGGGCAGGTCATCGCCGAGGGCCTGGTCAGCCGCGACACCTCCTGGGCGCGTGACGTGGCCAAGAGCGGAGTCAACGGCTTCCCGTGGCAGGCCAGCATCGGCGCTGCCGTCGTGGACGCCGAGTTCATCCCCAACGGTCAGCATGTAACGGTCAATGGACGGACCTTCGACGGGCCGCTGCACGTGGTCCGCCAGGCCATCCTCAAGGAAATCTCGTTCGTAGACAGCGGCGCGGATGCCGCAACGTCGGCACGAATCGCCGCCAACTCAAAGGAGCCCGAAATCATGGACGGAACCGACACCAGCACTGCCGCAACCCAGGACACGGCCTCTCAGCCCGACGGCACGGACAGCCCGGCCGTGGAGACGCCCGCCAATGGCGCGCCGCCC